TTGGTTTGTACTTAATCTATATATTTATAAAGGGCGTCAGTAGGTAAGGTTTGCTTCTGTTAAGACATACCATCTTGATATTATCAGTCGTTTTCACTCAAGTTTAAAAATAGTCTGTAGAGAATGATACGATATCTCATCTAGTTAATCTGTAAAACCTAGGGAAAATTTGTGTAACATACCCTATCGACATAGTGAGGGGCGGGAGGGGGAAGGGTGGCCTCTCTAAATAAAGTAAGTTCCCCTGTAGACGTGGCCTTCATTGAGTGTAGGCGTGGTGCAAGGCATCCGCAAGTAAGCTAAATGTCCGTTAAGCATCCTTGAAAAGGTACCTAGTTCCCTTGTGAGAGTAAGCGAGACACCTCGCTAGGGGCTATGCCTTGAGACAGTAGGCGCTCAGCTGTTATGAGATCGCTTTCCTTTGTGATAGATTCAAACAAGCTAGTTAAGTCATCATCTTCATGAATTGCTGATTGATTAACCTTCAATGGTTGCTCGCTATCCTCTAACTGATTGATAACTTTATTAGTCTTTAATATCTCGCTTATGTCAGCGTTAGTGAATTGATGCTCTTTCAAATCATCATCTTTTATACTTTCATCATAGATAATGCGCCTAGTATTTCCTTTCAACATCGGGAAATAGTTTGACTTTGTCTCAATGATACCTTGCGCTTCTAACTTGTTTAAGTGTTTAAGGATGTTTTGAGGGCTGCACTTCAAATCTTTTGCAATAGTCTTTAGACTAACAAAAGAATAGCCTCCTCGATTGCAATAACTAGCAAGGATTGCCAATACTCTTAGATTCTCCCCTGATACTTTTCTATTCAAAAAGGCCTTCAAAGGAACCACACAGAAGCGCCTTTGATCCTCATTTTTAACTGTCTTTAGTTTTATTTGCTCGGGGATTTTGTATTTAGATTCAATCATTTAAGCATTTTAACAAATTATTTTACAATTAGCTATTGACAAGGATATCGCTTTAAATTATATTTAATCCCGCAGCACTCATTTATAAACTTTGAAAGGTACATAAAATGATCTATTTATCTATTGTTAGCACATCGGTCTTAATGTTGTTTTTATGGTGTATCACTAAAGACCCGCAAATTAAAACACCCTTAGGCTATGCAATTCTAGCCTTTTGGTACCTTGTATTAGTTTTACAGATAATCGTGACTTACTCATTATATTAACAATCCACAAAAGGAAAATACAAAATGAAAACAAAATATTCAAGCAATAGCGAACTGTCCCACGTTTGGGCTAATGATCCAGACCCTAGCATTAAGAAAAGCGCTAATTCTACGAGCTGCCACAATGGCAAGTTATATTCTTATAACACTGTGATTGCTCAGATCGTAACCAATCACAAAGGCCTAGACACTTTTCAGGCTGGCGTTGAAACTGTTGTTTTTAATACTGGCAGCTATAGTGTAACAACATCAAAACATCAAGGGCTAGCACATAGCGCAGCGCGTCATTATAACGCCATTTATATCAATCTCCCTGAATGGGGACTTGATAGCCTTGTCTTTGATCAAAATGATTTTGATCGATTAATTAAAGAGAGAAGCGAAAAAGAAGCCGCTGCATTATTAGTGAAGGCCTCCCGCTCTCGCTTGCATGCTTCCCGCTATTACGCGCAAGCCTTAGAGATATTTGCGAACCTTGCAAAATACGCTGCATTTTTTAAACTTAATTACAATTCCCCTGAGCTTTCAACAATTCAAGCACAAGCCGTAGAAGCTGACAAAAAGCAAAAAGAGCTAGACAAAATCAAACGCGCTGAGAGAATCAAAGAGCAAGCCGCAGCGCTCGAGCAATGGCGCGCGGGTCATGATGTCCGCAATTCATTCGAACTAACAGCGCTGCGCATTAAGAATGACGAAATCGAAACCACACGCGGCGCGCGTATTCCCATCGATCATGCTATTAAGTTTTGGGGCTTAATTAAGTCATGGCATGAAAAGGGCATTCAATATGTAAAAGATCATCATTCAATTAAGCTAGGTTATTACACTGTTAATAAGTTTGATGGAAAGACGCTGACTGTTGGCTGTCATTCGATCCCATACAGCGAGATTGAAGGAATCGCGGCTCAGTTACATCTAGCATAGAGTTATCTCTAAGGGCGTTTAAATAGCGTCCTTAGGGGCTAATTTTGGCCATTAAACCATGAAAGGTTAATAAAATGTTTACTTCACAGCGTCAGCAAATAGAACTATTAACACAAGCCCTAGCGCTTGCAATCACAGCGCCAACGAATGAAAAGGCCAACGAGTGTGTGGAAATGGCTTATTCATTTATGCGAGGGCTACCCGCTCAAACTGTAGAGCGCTGCAAAACGGAAGCATCAAGAATGGCGGGTTTAATATGAGCGCGCAATATGAGGTACAGGAATTTTGTTTATTTGGGGGCTGGGTCAATAATTGGACTTATGAAGATGATCAAGGCCATGAGATAAAAACCACATTTCCAACGCGAGAAGCTGCACAAGCTGAACTTGAATATTTTTTCGAGGAATACCAATTCGAGTTTGAAAGCGGGAATATTGAAAGCCCGCCCACGCGTGAAGATTTCAGAGTTTCGGAAGTGAATATTCCTAAAATAAAAGCATAGAATTATCTTTAGGCGTCTTGTAGCTCAGGGCGCCTAATGGCTAATTTTGGCCCAAACCTCAAAAGGTAAATTATGAGCGAAAGTAAAAATTCAAAACTCGGAGATCATTCAAGGTTCGATGAGTTATATTTCGATTTACAAATAACACTTGTGTCAGCGATTAACACAATCGCATCATCGCAAAATGATTCAAACGTAGAACAGATTAAAGATGCCATAAGTTATATGGCTTATCAAGCGCGGAGGTCAGCATGAAATTTATTGCTTATTATCGCGTGTCTACTGAAAAGCAAGGCCAATCAGGACTAGGCCTTGAGGCGCAGCAAATGATCTGTTATTCATATGCTCGATCTATTAACGCTGAAATCTTAGCTGAGTTTACAGATATTGAAAGCGGATCTAAGAATGATAGACCTGAGCTGCACAAGGCGCTGGATATGTTAAATACTGACAAGGAAATAAGATTGTTAGTAGCTAAACAATGCAGATTAACGCGTTCAGTAGCTTTAATGTCTAGCCTCTTAGAAAAGAAAGTCCCATTAACTATAGCTGAAACACCCGAAGCTAGTATATTTGAGCTACACATTCGCGCTGTATTGAATGAGGAAACACGTAGACAAATTAGTATTAACACTCGCAATGCACTCATGGCTGCAAAGGCTAGAGGCGTAAGGCTTGGCGCACCAGCACATATTTTATTGCAAGCATCCTACGAAGGCGGTAGGGCGCAAGCTAAGATTAAAATAGCGTACGCATTAAAAATCAAACCCATGTTTGACTTGGCCATAGAAAATTGTGGCCGATCTACATGTCGAAACATCGCAGCAAAACTCAATGAACTAGGCGTCAAGACGTACTCAGGTAGCACGTGGACGGCGCCCAATGTATCTTATTACTTAAACCATATCAAAGACAAGGAAACAATAAAATGGTAGGAAAAGTCACGCCTAATGACATGATGTCATGCTCAAGGCTCCCAGCACTATTGGGCTTTAGCAAGTTTAGAACGCCAAACGATGAACTTAAATACACAATGAATGCAATTAACAACATTGAGAATGAGTTTGTTGAACAGGAACCTATGATATGGGGCAACTTAACCGAGAAATTAATCTTAGCCGAAGCATGCAAGCGCCTAGGCGTTGAGATTGATGTCCTCGATCATGAGAAGCCCTACTTTCATGCTGACATACCATTGGCCACAAGCCTTGATGGCACAGCGCTTGGCAACGATACTGTCATATATACGGACATCTCGAAAGGGATCTACGTGATGGGACAGGATTCAATCAAGCTCGATAGTTTTGGTATCTTAGAAGCAAAGCTCACAGCACAGGAAGCGGAGGAAAATCCCGCCCTGTATCGCGGAGTTATTCAGCTGCAAGGACAGATAGATATTATGAAAGCTAACTGGGGCGCACTTTGCGTATTGTATAAGGGAACTCAGTTACGCATCTTTCTATATGCCCGCAATGAAGATCAGATCAACATGATTCATAATGCTGTTACTGATTTCCAAGAGCGAGTGGATAAGTACAAAGCCAATGATGAGATTGAATGGTATCCGTTAAGTGATTCATTTGAGGCAGCAAGGGTATTTGATCGCGCTGAGAAGGCCGAAGTAGATATTCCCGAAGTAGAGATCCAAGCTGAAAAGATAATCGCTCTCAGAGAAAAGATTGCAGAGGCTGAGGATTCTATTGATGAAATACAACGTGGCATCATGGAGCAGATGAGAGATTACGAAGTATGTAAGGCTGGACGTTACAAAATCTCATGGCCTATGCGCTCTTACAAAGCACAGCCAGCAAAAACTGTGCCAGCCAAGGAGGCATACGTGATTCGCCAGTCTAAACTTTCAATTAAGGATCGTATATGACTAAGAAATTAACTTGCTTTCAAGTAAGAAAGAAATGGCGCGTTAAGTTACAGGCAAAGCGCTGCAAAGATCAAGATCAATCAGCAGAAAGATATGCACACGATGCGTCAGTTTTAAATCGTGCAATGGATATTTATAAGATTGAGGGAAAGAAGGCGACATGGTAGACAATGACCAAGATCGTTTTGAAGCAGAAGTTATGAATGAATTACAACAACAGGAGAAAAGTATGAAAACTATATCAGCAGCATTTATTAAAGCACAGAAAGAGTTTGCACCAGCAATTAAGACAGCTACCAATCCACACTTCCGCAGTAAGTATGTGAACTTAGAAGGTTGTATTGAGGCTGTGATTGACGCACTACATAACAATGGTATTGGTCTTATACAAAAGACACATGATTGTGATGATGGCGTTAAGGTAGAGACTGTGTTTATCCATGAGTCAGGTGAGACTTTAAGCGGTGGCATCTTACACATCCCCGCATCTAAGATAGATCCGCATGGTGTGATGGCATCACTCACTTATTGTCGCAGAGGAAGTCTAATGGCAGCCTGTGGTATTGCACCAGAGGATGATGATGGTAACTTAGCTACAGAAAGGTCTGGCAGTGTTGCAAAAAAGCCACAAACTAACCCTTATTTGTTTTATATTCCAGGGAAAGATGCCATTGTATGCCCTGATTTATTGACATGGGAGGGTAATTTTGATCAAATAAGTGAACAGTTACTAACTACATCACTATCAACTGACGACAAGATATCTAAACTCAAGGCATTAATGGAAGCCAACAGGCCAACATTAGATCGCATGTCCCCTGAAACAAGAGTGAAATACGTAGGCAAGCAAGCTACACGTATGAACAAAGCTAAAGGAGCATAATATGAAACCCGTACAAACAAACTTCAATGCATTTGATTATCGCTTTCCGCGATCATACAAAGAAGCCACAGGAAATGATTACGAACCTAATATCATTTCATCAAAGCAAAAACGACAACACATATGGACAGCCACTAAGGTGTCTATAGGTATTGCCGTTCCTTTATTTGCTTGGCTTACTTATTCATTACATACATTGTAACTTCGAAACCGAAACGCATTTCAGTAGCAGCTGGAGTTGTCCACATGATGTTGATCCTTATCTATGACAAGCAAAATTACTTGTTACGCAAAGTATGTACTTTTTGCAAGACAAACTCCTCAGTAAAACCATGAAAGCTACCTAAGCAAAGGAGACTTTATGTTAGATGTTGCAGCAGTAATGTGTATGAGTTTGACTATGTACCATGAGGCTAGGGGAGAACCAATCCCTGGCCAAGTGGCCGTAGGTTATGTGCTATATCGAAGGGCTGATTTTAACCCAAAAAATATTTGCTCGGAAACTTACAGGGCAGCACAGTTTGAATGGACGAAGAAAACTAAACATGTCCCAGACTATAAGACACTTAAACCTTTTGTGATATTATCTGAAAAGATAATCAGGCAGCAGATTAAGGACAGTAGTAAGGGGGCTAGTTATTTTCATAGCACAGCATTACCTAATCAGTGGGGAATGAAACCAAAAGTTATTATTAAGAACCATGTATTTTATTGACAAGGGATATTATGGATGATGATGATTTAGAGCTTGAGAAAAAGCAAAAGTCTAATAAGAAGCTAAGGTATAAAAAAAGAATATACGAAGATGCTATGGATGATGATCAGTTAATTGATCACTTTAAGAACGATCATGGAATAGGAGAAAGGTATGACGAATAAAGAAGCATGGATAACGCTAGTGTGTATCGTGTGTATAGTATTTATGTTAGCGGTTAGCTTTGATATTAACATTAATTACGCCCACTGCCACCTAAGTCATTGATTGGTATATAGAACGCACACAATCGCTCTATAACGCACGATCGTAAGCAAGGTAATACCTTAGCCTACCTAGTTTTAGTGTAATTTATGAGGAGCTGGTGAAATATAGAGCATCTGCATATATTCTGCATTGATCTCTATAAAATCATCCTCGTTTTCATTGAAAAAAATTCTTATCACTGACAATGGATGTTCTTCAATAATCTCAATATCCCAAATCTTACGACCAATAAGTTTGTCTAGGATTTCTAATTGTTCTGAGGTAGGGTTTTCCACTAAACAATTTTACCATTCCATTTACCATTTGTGTTAAGAACCATTGGCATAAGTTTAGGCTGCCCATCTAAGATCATTCCACATCCAACAATGAATCTTGTCTTAAAGTTTTTAGCATAGTTAAATGCCATTGACTTCTGATTGATTAAAGATCCTACTTGCATACCCCATACTAACGCATCAGGATTGCTATAATATCCTATTGAGAACTTGGTGTGATAATGCCCTTGAACTGTATTCATACCATACTGCATAGCTACCTTGAGTACGTCAGCAGATAATCCATGCGTAAAGAAGCAACGCGATCCGTCTGATAAATCTATTGTAATATCTTCTTCCCATTGCCAGCCTGTGCCAACACCCAAGAAATCATTGTAATGTTTAAGGTAGCCTTTAGGTACACCATGCTTTAATGCACGTCTGTATAGCATAGATGAGTGATTGCTATGCACAATCTTCATCTTAGGAAATATCTTTTCTAGCGTTTGAATGTACGCAATAGACGCTGCCAACTCATGTCCAGCACTAAATAAATCAGGATCGGAATCATGCATAGACATAGCATGCATATCAAGCTCATCACCAATATTGATAACAAGATCGGGTTTGTATTTTGTCTTGAGCGCTTTAAGAAAATTGAATGCATCTGGGTGGTGATAAGGTATGTGTAAGTCTGAGATTACAAGTACAGATTTGTATGATTTGGTAGCCATAACGATCCCGTATAGTGAGGTATCGCTAACATAGCATGCATTAATTAAACTGTCTAGTGCCTAACTTGTCTATGATAAGAACTTGTTTGCGAGGGATGTAACCTTCTTCGCTAAACGCAATGTGAACCCAACGATTGAACTCCAGTATAAGTTGATCGTAAGCCACGCTGCTAGAAGATAACCTCTTAACAATTTCTTTAGGTGTTCCGAAACTTGGACAGACAAAATCTGCCGCCAGTCCTTTGACGTGAGCGCTTGTCGGCTTGCTTCCAAGTAAAGCATTAACCACAAGAGAACGATAACCACTATTAATATGAATAGGGCTTCCCAAGCATTCACGGACATCCTCCAAATTATGAGCTAAAAATTTTAGGTGATTCATTACCTTAACATCTGTGGGTTTGTTATCGATACCTTGTCTGTCAGCCGTTTCAGAAGCAGTTAATTCTTCGAGTGTAAAGTGAGGGGATAGATTCATTTTTTCTTAACATAAAACAATGAGCGTTCACCAAACAAATAGAAGCCAACTGCTGATGCAAAGTTATTAACTTCTTCTGACATGTTGCCTGATACTACAGTGTAAGTCCATGTAGCTAAGACAAGCACACCAATGATAGGTCTCATTAGTCTTACAGTAGCTTCTACCCATGGATAAGATGGGTTACCACTACCTACTTCATTCATAGTCTTAAAAAATTCTAAGTCTAGTTGTTTCATTTGAGTGTATTGCTCTATAGTCGCTGGTTTAAATACATCAGGCGCTATAAACTTATTGATTAGGGACTTGCCTAGATCAACAGCAAGTGGCCCTAGCGTTGCAAGTAAAGTAATCGGGTCCATCTAAAACTCCTCTTTGTTAAATCCGTATATGTTGCATATGATGTTAGCATATTTGTTAAACTTCTTTTCATGTTGATCAAAGTCATTGTGATTGTGGTAATACAATAGACAATGGATCATCTCATGCATAAGTGTTTCGCTTATTTTTAGGTAGGTGTCATTAGATATGTCTACTTCAATCCGTGTAGGATCTGTATGAAAGTATCCAAGAACATCGCCATTGGTATTAATGATACCAAACTGAACCTTGTGTGGTGCTGGCATTCTATAGCCAGAAAATGGTGGCAACTTAACAAAGCATGCGTATAGTTTGCGCAAGTTTTGTTTAGTAAGAAGCATGTCTACTTGTTGAATATCTGTGTCAGTAAGAATACAATAACAAATCCAGCAGTGCCTAATAGGATCTGCTCTAATCGTTTTAATCTAGCATTGATTGACTCATAACGATAAGCACATACTTCTTCGTGTGTGCTTAGTCTTGACTCTACTTCATTTACATTATGTTTCACCATGTTCAATGTCTTTATTGTCTACCAAATTTACTTGTTTAATATGAGCTGTTTGTAATAGGATTCTTTGGCTAGACTCATTGGCCTTAACCATTTCATTCCTAAAGGATTCTACAGCTGCTCCAGTCTCTCTATTAACCCTACTATTCTCTATCATTAACACTGGATTCCATGCAAAAGCACAGTCAGCATTGTCAATATCCTTACCAGTCTGAGGATCTTTGCCTAGAACATGCACCCAAAATCTACAGGCAACAAGCTCCCCGTCTCTTATAGAACCATCTTCTATACATTCACCGCCCATTAATGGACAAATTATTATAGCATCTTTTGCCATTATGCTGTCACCATATTTCCAGAAACTACAACTCTGTTGTTTTTGTTTAAATTTTTACTTACTTTATGCTTTAACCATGCTGGAAATATAATAAACAATCCCTCGTGAGGTCTCAAAATTACTTGATTAATATGATTATTTAATATAAATACTAAATCACCACTATTTTCAGGCACTCTTACATAATAACACCATGCAAAACAAACATTACTAATAGGGTCATAATGATTATGTATATCGGTTGATTCTAAATGTCTATGAGAGACTGCCCATTGATATGTTGATTTTAATCCTCTTTCATTTGCTAATTTATCAACAACATCTAAAAGTTTTTTGCTTTCAATTCCTTTAGATTTATCAAATACATTATCTTCGTTTAATGAAGAGTATATATCTTCACTCATAGGCGTTAAATCTTTTAATATTTCTTCGTATAAGATATTATTATTAATGCCTTTTATTAATAAAGACTCACATTGTATTTTAAACAAATCAAATCTATCACTAGGTGATATTTCTATATTATCCATAATTAATTACCAAAAAATTTAGCAAATAAACACTTGGATTCTGTACGATTGCTCACAAATTTTCTTGATATTTCTGCCTGAGTAATACGTTCGCTCTCCAAATCTTTATTATTGGCAGCCCTTACTTCTAACTTATGTTGTTTCTTTGGTATTAATATGTAGTGTGCAATAGGAGTTCCAGCTTTAATTACTGTCTCCCCATTCATTACATGCCAAAATAATTGTACATTCATTTGAGCAACTCCATATTCTTGGCTAAAGAAACCAGTAGCAGTAGTAAACCTTCTCTCATTTGAATAAGGTAAGTGTCCCTCTTGCAAATAGTAACCTTTAGGCACTACGCATCTCCATGGAGTAGCTATTTTTATTACATTTTTAACTGTGTTAGCCATGTTACCCATGTAATTTGCATATTGAAATGGAGGGTGAAATCCTATTTGGCTACCAACTAACTTACCACCATCCATAGAAGAATGATCCATTGCAGCTTCCCATTCAATTGACTCTCCGTCTCCATTAGTACGAATAACAATGTCTTGATAAGTAGTCATTACCCATCCATAGTTTGCATAATGGTATATGCCAGGACATTTTGCAGTATTAAATAACTTAGCAAATCCGTAACCAGGTTCTTTCTTTTTTTGACTAAGGTCTTTAGCAGCTTCATGCATAAGCTCTGTTCTAAAATTAGATGCTGGTTGTATTGGTGCAATCTTTGCTACGTCTGGCATTAAACTAAAGAACTCTAACTTAGGCTCTTTTTTAAAGAAGATCATAATTATTCCTTTAACAGATATTTAATTATATAACCAGGAATATCTACCTCATGTTTGTTGTGTGCAAAAGTCCATGATGATGGGCTGTAATGGTGATTGTTATGTAGCCCTTGATTCATTGTTACCATTTGCAATAACTTACTATTCAAACTATTGTCTTTAGTTTCATAAACCCGATTACTTGATATATGTTTTGTGTGGCCAAGCACATTAATCATTCCACCTATAATAAAGTTATACACAACTATAGAACTCAAGGTCCATCCCGTTATATGTATCCCAAATATAGCAACAGATATCGTTAAAAGCAAGACATTTATTTTAAAGTAATGTCTGTGTATAAATAGATGTAAAGGATCTCTTAACAAATCCATACATAATCTTTGATCTAATTGGTGCAGTTGATTTGGTATGTATAGTGCAACATGCCACCATGGAATTAATACATGAGAATCTTTATCTGTATCACTATGCATATGATGAGTTCTATGTACGCATGAGTAAGTTAAAGATGTTCCGTACAGTAAAGGAGTAGCAAATATATGCAGCAATGTTTCTTTAAACTTTGTGGTCTTGTATGAGTTGTGAGACCATAGTCTATGAAGCCCACATTCGTTTCCTATCCACTGAAACATAAGGGCTAATCCATAGGATAGTATTACATATAGAATATTAAATTGAGTTGATATGGTATAGCTATAGATAATTATATGTATGCCTAGCAGCATCCATACCTTGTAGTGATATTTCATACAGCAAAGAACTTCTTAATAATCCAGCCTGATACATCGAACTCACCTGGATTATGTCCTACATCCATATCCCCTGGTTTTGCATGATGATTATTATGTAATCCTTCTGACAGACCTAACCAAAGAAACCATTTGTAGTTCCTACTTGTGTCGGTTATTTCATAGTTTCTATAACCGCCTGGAAGTTTGATATGGAATAGGACATTAATAGATAGCATATCCATTAAGTATCCTAATCCTGGAGGAGCAAGTACAAAAAATATACATGCCTTCCAACTGATCATGGCAGATATAATTATTAAGCTGTACCAAAATACGTAGTACCATTTGTTAGTAAAGAAAACATCTTTATCTTTTACTAAGTCTGCTACTGTAAACTTCATCTGATGTTTATCAAACCAATCTTTAGGATTACCAATAGCCCACAATACCGCAGCATGCAGATAACCATCCTTTGGTGCGTGTAAGTCATGCTCTTTATCTGTGTATCTATGATGATGTCTATGCACCATAGCCCAAGCAATAGGACTTCCTTGAGCAGCCATCATGCTAAGGAAACAAATAATCTTATGCTTGATTGGTGTAGTTTGAAATGATCTATGTGAGAAGTATCTATGTAGGCCTATGCTCATCCCGCCTATAAGCCATACCCTAGATATAAGATATGCTAATAAAAGCCATAGCCAATATCCGTAAAGTACTGATAGAGCTATTGCTAATATAGCCCCAACGTGAACAAGAAGCCAAAGTAGCCTATGATTTAAAAGAGCAAGCGATTGCATAATTCAATTGCATCTTGCACTGTGTGAATGTCTCCAGCATTATCATCAGGTATTTTTATGCCTAACTCTGTTTCTAATGCAATGATAATTGTAACTGTAGATAGCGAGTCTAATCCAAGATCTCTAATCTTTGAATGTAGTTCTACTTGCGAAGGATCTTTTCTTGCTTCTTTAGCAATGACATTGATAACGGATTGTTCAACATTCATCTATCATTTTCCTCAAGCAAATCTAATCTTTTAGTAACGCTTGCAAATTCATCTTTCAGTTCTTGGCCTCGTCTTGGATTGCCAAATGGTTTATGTTTGACATCGCCAGGTATTCCAACTAACTCTATTAATTTAGCACAGTAATCATACTCGCCAGGCCTAATAGCTAAGTCATACATACCAGGGTTAGAATGATGTGTGTTGTGATAGCCTTCTCCCCATAAAACCCAAGCCCAAAAATGACTGTTGTATGTATAGTCATCTGAGTCAAATAACCTATATCCGCCATATCCAAGTTGAGGAATATGGGCTAGTACAGTGACCCAGCTAATAGCAAAGAATACAAATAACATACTTACACAATAGAAGTATGCGGCATATTGTATATCAATTAAGGCAAGTAATACAATCCACCCTACGACTATTTTATAGTAATGTTTATGGAACCACATATGATCTTTATCGGCAATAAGATCTTTAACTCTCATTGGATTTACTTCATAAGATGGGAAGTAATAGAACCACATCTTAACCTTTTGCCATAGACTTCCTTTAGGCCTATGAGGATCTTTATGTGTGTCAGAAGTTACATGATGAAATCTGTGTGTATCAGACCAGCATATTGTGCTACCCATAGATACAATAGCACCAAAAAATAATAGGACTATTTTTATAAGCCTATTCTTTGGAGTAAATGATCTATGTGCTGATAAGTTGTGAAGGCATATGCTTGAGCCAATGCCAGTGATTAACCATCCCCAAAACATAGACAGCAAAAATAACTTCGTATCCCATATTAGGTATAAAGTTAATATTGCACCTATGTATGCAAATGATTGTAAGAGTTTTACTTTTGCATTATTACTAACATTAAGCATTGTCTACTTGTTCGAATGTGGAAGCGTTATCTACAATAGTTTTTCTATTCCAAGAATTTACATATGTAGTATTAACGAAGTCTAGCATAGAACTTCCAAGTTGAGCAAGCTGACTTGCATCTAGTGCAATATTTTGATTGTCTTTAGTACGCCATGCAAAGTTATCTGGTAATGCAATACCAGCCTGTAATGACGCTATAACAGCAGTGAGGTTATTTCTGCTTGTATTATCGCTGTCAAACTTATAGCCATTCCAAGTAAACCCATTAGATAAAGAGGCATCTCTATCTGATTCTATTATTCTATTTTTTCTATTTTTATATATAGTTAAATCCCATGGGCTATATAAGAATGGTACATCACCAATATCAATGCGAGATTGACCCATAACATCTACGTTGTATTTTGCAATTTGTTCTGCTGTATCTGGATCTTGAATTGTAGAGAAAATTGGAACACCAAGCTCTAATGACATCCCCCTAAAACTACGCATATTAAGCAGTGTAACAGCTCCAACAGATTTATTTGTGTATCTTAATTGTTCGCACACAACGCCAATAATATCATTAGCAATTTTTGGATCGCATGTATTTGAATGTGCGCCTCTAGTCATAAGTTTTAATATCATTGATTCATTTGTAAATGCTTCAATAATAGAAGTAGCATCTTTAATATTTACTATTGGGTATACACTAAGAACCTTATCAAGCTCCGTTGTATCATCTTTATTTTTTTGTTTAATTACAACGCTCTTTGCATTATTCCATAGCTCAATAATTGGATCAAATTTCTTTACATTTTCATCATCCAATAATTCATTTGTAATATTTTCATATTCAATATGGCCAGAAGTTTTATCCCATTGAATAAC